TACTTTACCTACAAAACCGTTACAGCACATTGACGACCCCAATGGTGAGATTGCATTGTGTATCTTATCTGCTATCAATGTAGGTAAGGTAAGATCTGATAGTGAACTGGAAGAACTATGTGACCTGACTGTTCGTGCACTAGATGAATTGATAGACTATCAAAAGTATCCAGTTATTGCAGCAGAACAGGGAACAAAAAATCGTCGTAGTCTTGGAGTTGGATATATAGGTCTCGCACACTACCTCGCTAAGTTGGGATTCGACTATGATTCACAGGAAGCATGGGATGCTGTGCACTCATTATCCGAGTCATTCCAATACTTCTTACTGAAGGCATCAAACAATCTTGCAAAGGAGAAAGGTAAGTGTGGATACTTTGATCGTACCAAGTATTCTACTGGAACTTTACCAATTGATACATATAAGAAGGACGTAGACGAAATTACTACGGTAGCATACCAACATGATTGGGATTCTCTTAGGAATGACATACAGGAGTTCGGACTCAGGCACAGCACTCTGTCCGCACAAATGCCTTCAGAGAGCAGTTCCGTTGTGTCTAATGCAACCAACGGAATCGAACCACCTAGAGGGTTCCTGTCCGTTAAAAAAAGTAAGAAAGGACCCCTTAAACAGGTGGTTCCTCAATACTCGTCGTTGAAGAACAACTATACTTTACTATGGGATATGCCTAGCAATGATGGATACATCAAAGTTGTATCAGTCATGCAAAAATTCTTTGATCAGGGCATATCTGGAAACTGGTCATACAACCCTACTAACTATGAAGACAATCAGATCCCCATGGAAGTCATGGCACAGGACTTGTTGTCAACATATAAGTATGGATGGAAGACCTCATATTATCAAAACACATTCGATAATAAATCTGATGAGGTCGAGGAAACTCCTCCACCTGTCACAGATCTTATCTCTCAAATAGAAAACGAAGACGAAACCTGTGAATCCTGTGCAATTTAGAACAACCGAACCAAAGATGTCAAAACCAAGAGGTATGACAGTATTCAACCAGAGCAAGGTAGATACTAAGTCACAACCTATGTTCTTCGGTGCTCCCCTTGGAGTTCAAAGATATGACTCTTACAAGTACCCTGTGTTTGATAAACTTACTAATCAAATGCTAGGATATTTCTGGAGACCAGAAGAAGTATCACTACAGAAAGACCGTGGTGACTATCAAACTCTTCGCCCAGAACAGAAACATATATTCACTTCTAACTTGAAGTATCAGATCTTACTTGACTCTGTTCAAGGAAGAGGTCCCGGTATGGCATTCGCTCCATACTGTGCTCTACCTGAGTTAGAAGCAGCGATGAACGTATGGCAGTTCATGGAGATGATCCATAGCAGATCATACACATACATCATCAAGAATGTATATCCTGATCCTACAGAAGTCTTTGACACTATACTAGACGACCAAAGAATCATTGCTCGTGCACAGTCAGTGACCAGAGCATATGATGAGTTCCTAGAGGTGGCACAGGAGTGGGGTAATGGTAACATGTGGTCACCAGATATGAAGGGAAGCACCACAGCAGAGTGGTCTGAGAAAGAACTCAAAAGAAAACTTTATCTAGCAGTGGCAAATGTCAATATACTTGAAGGGATTCGTTTCTATGTTTCTTTTGCTTGTAGTTTTGCATTCGGTGAACTCAAGGTTATGGAAGGGTCAGCAAAAATTATCTCCCTCATTGCCAGAGATGAAAATCAGCACACCGTATTGACTCAACAAATCTTGAAGAAGTGGATGGATGGTGATGATCCTGTCATGTCACAGATAGTAGAAGAAGAAAGAGATACCGTCATAGGTATGTTCAAAAATGCTGTCAATGAAGAGAAGGAGTGGGCACAATACCTATTCAAAGATGGTAGTATGATTGGACTCAATGACAAACTTCTGGTAAAATATGTTGAATGGATTGCTAACAAAAGGATGAGAGCACTTGGTCTCCCACCTGCATATGATGTACCCATCAAAAACAATCCACTACCATGGACTGAGCACTGGATCTCATCTAAGGGATTACAGGTAGCACCACAGGAGACAGAGGTAGAATCCTATGTTGTTGGTGGTATCAAACAGGACATGAAGAAAAATGCATTCTCCGGATTCAAATTGTGATGTTTTTATTTGATGTTGACGGAACTCTCACACCTTCTAGACAAAAGATAGATAGAGAGTTCTCTAAATTTTTTTCTAAGTTTTGTAAAGACAATGATGTCTTCCTTGTCACTGGTAGTGACAAGAAAAAGACAGTTGAACAGTTAGGAAAAACTTTATATAATAAAGCGAAAAGAGTTTACAATTGTTCTGGTAATGAAGTATATGAAAAGAATGCTTGTAAATATAAGAGCGAATGGGTATTGCCTGATAATCTTAGGTCATACCTTGAATTAGAACTAAATGCGAGTAAGTTTGAGTTGAGAACAGGAACTCATATTGAAGAGAGACCGGGTTGTGTCAACTTCAGCATCTTAGGTAGGGGTGCAACTAAAGAACAAAGGTTGGAATATACAATCTACGATAGAAATAATGAGGAGAGAGTAAGAATAGCAGGAGACCTAAGAAGATTGTTTCCTGACATCAGTATTACAGTTGGTGGAGAGACAGGTATAGACATCGCTCCCAAGGGACATGACAAGTCTCAGATATTACAAGACTTTGAGACTCATGATACTATAACTTTCTTCGGAGACAAAACCTTCGCAGGTGGGAATGATTATAGCATTGCTCATGCTATTATAACTAATAAACGTGGGACAGTTCATCAAGTCAGTAATTACAATGATACTTGGGAGATTTTGAAAACACAGTATACATAGTTATTATACTATAAGTACAATGAAACCAGATGATAAGGATCAATTGATCCCAAGAATGAAGAACCCGTACAATCTGGGGTCAGAGAATGAGTGGTATGACTGCGACGGTCTAGACTATGAGATCGATTACTTTGAACTAAAAGATGAAAACACAGAGTGCAAAAGCGAAGGGTAGGAGACTACAGCAATGGGTGAGAGACATGCTCATTGAACATAGGAACGTACACCCCGAAGATATTGAGTCCAGAAGTATGGGTGCAGGTGGTGAAGACCTGATAATGGCAAGAGATGCTAGACAAAAGTTTCCTTTTAGTGTAGAATGTAAGAACCAAGAGAAACTCAATGTTTGGGATGCATATCAACAGGCAGTTGAAAACTCTGGTGATTATGAACCCATACTTATCATGAAAAAAAATGGAAAGAAACCATTGGTCGTCTTGGACGCGGAAAACTTTATCAGATCCCAACGCTGATATGAGTGATTGGCGGTACTCAGATGGAAGAATGAAACTAAGGCAGGAAGTATTTCGTGCCCTCACACCATACTTAGATCAGCACTGTAGACATGTCTACGAGTTCTGTAATCTCTGGGTTGAACTAGGAGATCCATCCTACAAATCTATTGAGGATGCTTTCCAAGATTATCTACTACAAAATTTAGAAAACTCTTATGCAAAAAGTAATTAATGTACTTGCTGTTACGTCTTTCGTTGTATCTGGTGCCGTTGTTGGTAGTGGGATATACGTATATGTCAACAGAGCGTCCATACTTGATGGAATTAAATCAAAAGTTATGGACAATGTTACGGGATCACTTCCCGGTGCATTAGGTAGTATCGTTCCTGATATGATCCCTGATGCCACAGGACCTGTTCTTCCTACTCCCCCTGTTGGAGGTTTCTAATTCCTATATACTAAATAGACACACTATTTGGTATGGAAAAGAAGGAAGTCAAGGAAGAGAAGAAAGGTCTTCTCAATAAGATAAAAGAAGGTGCCGAAGATCACGAGGATCAACTCGCGATACTAGGCACTTTTGTTCGTCTGGGTATATTAGTATGGTCAGGTGCTATACTAACACTTGCATACGTCAAGTTACCACCATCATTCAATATACCAGAACAGAAACTCGATCCGACCTTCATAGCTTCGGTCTTCACAGGGGTTCTAGCAACCTTCGGAGCACAGGTTGGGAGTAAAAAGAATGGACAAAATGGTGCTGCGGGTGCTAATATAAGTAAGAAAGATATGGAATACCTTATCGAGAAAGCATCACAGACTGCTCCTGCACAAGTGGTTCGTATCGAACAAGGACCTGTCAAAATTATTCCTGACAATAAGTAATCATGAAAGGTAAAATTTTTATTGGTGCACTCGGAGGAGTGGTGGGTTTTGCACATATAGGATTCATGGCAACATATCTTAGTAAAGATAAGTTACCATCATTTGATTTACCTGTTGGTCCATATACATCTTATGTGATACAGGCAGATAAAGAACAATATAAAATTAGTTACAGAGCAAATGACCCTGCTAAGTTTTATATCACTACAGACATCAAGGAGAAGTCAGGTTTCTTAGGATTAGGAAATGATACGACTCAAATTGTAGAAGAGATTACATCTCAAAGTATTGATCAAGGTTTCAGAGCGAACCCTGTTGGAAATGCTGCAACAGAACTATCTGAGAAACAGATAGCATGCATCAAGGCAGAGGGTAGTGGTGAGAACACAGGTAGACTTGTGGGATCAAGTGTAGGTGCATCAGTAGCACCAACTGTATCAAATATACCAATCATAGGTTGGGTTGCAGCAGGATGGGTCACCATGTTTGGAGGCAACAAAGGTGCTGATATAGGTGGCACAATGTCTAAGTCTATGAACGGGTGTTGAGTCCATAACATTGCTGTTTTCTAACGATATCGGATTATAATATAGAGTGTAGTAACAAATAACTAACATGCATCACTATTCAGTGGAGTATCATGACAACGTGAATACTCACCTTGAAGTAGGAACCTATGCAAACGATGCTTTTGAAGCAGCATCAAACGTGAAAGAGGATGTTCCGTTCCTTAGAGAGCACCCTAATCATGTCGATAAAATTATTATTATGAAACAGTAATGCCAGTTTACCAAGATTACGAGATTCGTATCAATTTGAACGAACTTATAGAGAAGAGGATACCATGTTGCGATCTTCTTCATCCAGACCATTGTCTTACAGAGAAGCAAGTGGCAGAGATTGCCCATGATATACGTATGGATCTAAACCTCCATGATATATTCAAGCAAGTAGATCAACACATTATGAGATATGTTGATGCAGCAGGTATTGATAACAAAGATCACTGGGTAGAACCACATCTTCCCGATCTGGATCGAGACATGCGAGACGAGGAGACAATATCCTTTATGTAAGTATAAATACTTATATGAAACAATTCAATACTTTCGTCCTTGATACAACGATTAGTATCTTGGACTACCTATACAAAGGTAGAGACTATCAAAGATTTTGGGTGCTTGAGGTGATTGCTCGTGCACCCTATTTTTCTTTTATATCGGTGTTACATCTCCGTGAGTCACTTGGATTACGGGATAAGGAACATATATATTTGATGAAGGAACATTTCTATCAGGCACTCAATGAAACAGAACATTT